ATTGATTTTAGTGCGTCGATTGATGGTGTTCTAATACCGTCGGCATGGGTGCAAACTGCTATTGACGCACATATAAAGCTAGGTTTTGATTTAGAGGGCGAGAAGTTAACCGCATTAGATGTTGCTGACAGGGGTAAAGATACAAACGCCCATACATTTAAAAACGGACTAATACTTGAAGACATAAAGGAGTGGTCAGGAAAAACAACCGAGGATATTTTCGGCACCACTCAAGAGGCTTTTAGCAACTGCGACGAATGGAAGACTTATACAATGCGCTATGATTCGGACGGCTTGGGCGCAGGTGTCAGGGGTGATTCTAGGGTAATCAACGAAGAAAGAGCGCAGCATATTAAAGTAAAAACCGATGCTTTTCATGGTGGCGGTAAGGTGTATCAGCCTGATGTAGAATATCTGGAAGGCAGGAAAAACAAAGATTTCTTTGAAAACTTCAAAGCCCAATCATGGTGGTTATTGCGTGATAGATTCAAAAATACATATGAAGCCATAACCGAGGGCAAAAAAGTCTCGCCGGATGATGTTATAAGTATTTCCTCTAATTGCTCATTATTAAACAGGTTGACCGCCGAACTATCTCAACCAACTTACACAAAAACGGGTAAAGGTCGTATAATCATAAACAAAGCGCCTGACGGCTCTAAATCGCCCAACCTTGCAGATAGTGTTAATATTGCATTTGCACCGGACAAACAGCCTACACTAATTTTTGAGGCCCTATAAATGAACGCAAAAAAAGCAAAACAAATCAGAAGGCGAGCAAAAAAGCTAACAGCCCACTTGCCAGAACTGATAAGAAAAGATATTGATAGCAATCGACTCACCAAGCAAAGCGTTCTTGGCGAGTGTCAGCGGGGCGCATATAAGGCATTAAAAAAGGGGCGTGTAAATGTGGCCGTTTAAGAAAAAGCTAATAGAAAATCCTAGTCCAAGTTTGCCTGCACAGGTTGAAATGGTGGTGAAGTCTTTAAGCTTGCCTGAGTCTCAGCCTAACTGGTCATTGTATGCGCATCATAATAAAGATTGGGACGTGCAAAAGGCAATTTGGGAGGGCTACGACGCTTCCTCAATCGTTTATGCATGCGTAGAAAAACGCGCCCAATTAATCGCCTCAGTGCCTTGGAAGGCTCAAACTTTAAAAGGCGGCGAATGGGAAGACGCACCACAACACCCTTTGCAGCTTTTAATTAACAAGCCAAATCTTGATCAATCTTGGTACGAGCTTATTTATTCGGCAAGTCAAAATATTGATTTGGCCGGAAGTGCTTTTATGTCTGAAATTCGAGCAGGAATTAAAGACCTACCCCAAGAGCTTTGGGTTTTGCCGTCGCAGTACATTAAAATTAAGCCAGGAAAAAAAAGGCTTATAGATTATTTTGAGCACACACAGCGCAACGAAAAGATTCAAGCTGATGACATGATTAATCTTAAGAAGCCTAACCCTAATTCTAGTGTGTGGGGCATGCCTATTTTAATGGCAGCGGCAAAGCCGACCGACATTGATAGGGAGTCCGGCATTTGGCAAAAGGTTAGCTTAGAAAATCGTGGCGCTTCTGACATTAATATCAAGCTACCTGATACAGCAACAAAAGAGCAAGCGGATAGCGTCAGAGAGCAATATAACAAGCAGCAAGCAGGGCCGAAAAACGCAAGAAAGGCGCTAATGACAAGCGCAGATGTTCAGATGCTAAACCAAACTGCAGTTGAGCTTGATTTTGTTTCTTCACGTCGTGCGGTATGGACGGAGATTTGTGCAGCCTTCGGTATGTCGCTTGCTAACCTTGGCATGACCGAAGACGTTAACCTAGCCAATGCTGATGCAATGAATAAAGCTTTATGGGAAAACACAATAATTCCTCAGCTTGATTTGTTGCAGCCTCAGTTTAACAGGCAGCTAGCCGCTGACTATGGCGATGACGTGCGCATGGTTTATGACATTACCAATGTAAAAGCCTTGCAAACAAAGATAACTGAGAAGCTTGAAGCGGCAGGAAAGCTTCACGCTCTAGGCGTGCCAATGGCGGATATAAACAAAAAGCTAGAGTTAGGGCTAGAGGATCGTCCAGAATATGCAGTAGGTTATATTGCGTCTGGCTTGGTGCCGTCTAGCTTTGATTTAGATGAGCCAGAAGGAAGCCCAGAAGACGAAAACAAGGGCGCTTATGGCAAAGTCTAAAACCATAAACGGACGAAGTCCGCGCCAGCAACAGCGACTACAAGAGCTTATTCTTGATAGAATGGTTGCCAAATATCAGCGCAGAATAGGTAAAGAAATTGCCAGAGCAATGAGGCAAGCGGCGCGCAACTTGGAGAAAGGCGCATTTTTACCGGTTGATTCGGTCAGGCCAGAACACGAAAAGCGAATGAGCCGGATTCTTTTGCAGCTATGGAGCGAGAGTGGGCAAGCCATACAAGACACGCTAATCGACACAGCCAAGCACAACCGACTTATAATGGAATTAAAGCTTGTAGAGGTGGAAGGCACACCGACCGCAGACGCTATAATGGTTGATTTTCTAAGGCAGTATGGCGGCTTAAAAATAACTCAGATAACAGGGACTACGCTTGATGATATAAACAGTGTTGTTAGTCAGGGAATTACTGATGGGTTATCCGAGCTAGAAATAGGTAGACTGGTTTATCTGGTTGCCCCAACTAAAGGCGCAAGCAGGGCGCAAACCATAGCAAGAACAGAAAGCCACCAAGCGGCCAACGTGACAGCGCAAGGGACAGCAAACGCGGCAGGGTTAACGATGAGGCGACAATGGGTTTCTGCAAGCGGGGAGAGAACAAGGAAAGACCATAGAGAAGCAAACGGTCAAACTGTTGATATGCATGAACCCTTTAAAGTTGGGGGTGAAAACCTAATGTATCCAGGTGACCCCGCAGGCAGCGCAAAAAACGTGATTAACTGCCGTTGTGCAGTTGTTTTTATTTTGTAGTATAATTTTTAAAAATGATTTGAGGCTAACCAATGGAACATAAGCAATTACAATTTAAAGCCGATAAAGTGGACGCCTCAAAAGGCATCTTTACTGGATTTGCTAGCACTACCGACTTAGACAGAGGTGGCGATATTATTGTAAAAGGCGCTTTTGGTCGAACACTTGCGGATCGTGGCGACAAAGTCAAGGTATTATGGCAACACGATATGCACATGCCAATCGGACGACCCACACTATTAGAAGAGCGTGAAAGCGGTCTTTATATTGAGGCCCAATTATCCGAAACGACCATGGGCAAAGATGCCACCATTCTATTAAGTGACGGCGTTATTGATTCGATGTCAATTGGCTATTCTACAAAAGAGGCCGACTACAATGACGACGGCATACGAATTATTAAAGACCTTGATTTATTTGAGGTTTCGCTTGTCTCATTCCCGATGAACGAGAAAGCATTAATTACTTCTGTTAAATCCATGGATTCGGCAGAATTAAAAAGAGTTATAGAGAGCGCCCTGCGTGACGCGGGTCTTTCGAGAAAAGAAGCCAAGAGCTTAATAAGCGGCGGTTTTAAATGTTTGCGTGATGCAGATAATAGCAAAGAGTTAAACGAGCTATCATTAGCTATAAAAGAACTTAAAAATGAATTAAAGGTGTAAATTATGGAAATCGAAATCGAATTTAAAAAGCTATTAGGTGAGCTGAAAGAATCACGCACAGCCATTTCAGAATTTAGAACAAAACACGAAGCTGAAGTAAAAGAGCTTGGTGAGGCCAACACAGAAACAAAAGCGGCTTTAGATGAAGCGCTAGAAATGCAGAAAAAAAGCATTGAAGATTTTAAGCAATTAGAAGCCAAGCTTATCGAAATGCAACTAGAGCAAAAACGCAACTTTGGCGGTCAAGCGCCTATCGAGCGTAAAACACTTGGCGGTGAGTTTGTTAAATCTGAAAACTTTAAATCTAACAACGGAAATAATGTAAACCAAGTTGAAATCAAAGATATTTCATCTTTGGCAACGTCTGCGGGTGCGTTAGTTCGAACAGACCGCGACCCGGAAGTATATCGCTCCATTGGCGGTATGCGCCCTATTAGAATCCGTGATTTAATCCCATCAATCCCTACAACATCTAACAGCGTTGAAATCATGCGACAAACTACAGGCACTGGTAATGCAGCGCCACAAGGTACGGTTGCGGGTGTTGGTGGTGGTGAGTTTGTAGCTAAAAAGCAATCAAACCTTACTTGGGAGCTTGTGACAGTTGTTTTGCCAACTATTGCGCACTGGGTGCCAGCGTCTCGACAGGTGCTAGCTGATGCGCCTATGTTACAAGGCTTGATTGATAGCGAGCTTACATACGGTTTGCAGCTTGAGTCTGATGCTCAATTACTATTCGGTGACGGTTTACAGCAAAACATGCATGGTATCATGAATGATACTGCTATTAATGATATTGGACAGATTCCAGCAGGCACAAGTCCGACAGATTTGCCGGCGGCTATGATTGATCATATTCGTAAAGCAAAAACCCAATTACAGGTTAATGAGTATTACAACGTAAATGGACTTGTGATGAATCCTGAAGATTGGGAAACTTTCGAAACTGCAAAAGCCACTGATGGTCATTATATTTTAGTGTCAAACGCGGCGACAAGTGCGGAGCCTTCTGAGGTTTGGCGTATTCCTGTCGTGATCACTAATGCAATGACCAAAGGTCAGTTCTTAATTGGTGATTGGTCAATTGGTGCTAAGGTCTACGACCGTGAATCTGTTTCGATCCGTGTAAGCGAATCCCACGCTGAATTATTCATTGCTAACGCCGTGGCGGTTCTTGCAGAAGAGCGCTACACAATTGCAGTAAACCGTCCGCTAGCATTTGCTAAGGGTGACTTTACTGTTGCGACTTAATAAGTTGTTATAGGCAAATAAAAAGGGAGCTTAATAGCTCCCTTTTTTTTGTTTACATGCTTGTCTGCATCTAGCACCACCCTCTTATAATGTCAACTTTTAGCGTTTCGGCAAGGCTTTTAAGCCCTGCGTCTTTGAATTGTTAAGATGGGGTCATTCTTTATCCTTTTTATTTAATTATATTGATGT